CGTCAAGCGGATGAAGGTGACGGAACTGTGAACGGATTCATGGGAGAGACAGAATGGAACAAGTCACATATGCACAGAACTGGGCGCTCCTGACTTCGTTGTGGAGCGAGTGGTGTCCGAACGATCATGCGGCCACGCTGTTCCTCGACAACCTGTCGAGGATGAATCAATCGGCTCTCGCCGACGCGATCAAGGCGCACAAGGCAGAGGAACTCGGCGGGTACAAGGAGCCGAAGTTGTTCAGGCTCGTCACGCTCACGCGCAATCTGTCGCCGAAGCCGCCCGAGCCAGCCCACCCACGGTGGAAGGTGAATGGCCCGACCGAAAGCGAGATCGCGGAATGGGATCGGTGGGCCGAGGATGTGCTGGCCGATGTCACCGACGAGGAACTCGCCGAGGTCAGGCAGTTCGCGAAACTTGAGAACCGGAGGCTGCTTGCCGTCGCGGTCAGCCTCGTCAGGGAACGTGCAGCGGAGGTGGTGCGATGAGGATCATCGACACGGCGTTCCGCCACTCGTCGGACATGACCGTCAACGAACGGTTGCAGATCGTGGAGATCCAATTGGGCAAGGCCATCGAACGTGAATCACGCAGGGCCATCGAGGCTGCGTCGTTCGACGAGATGGTGTCCGAGATGATGATGGAGTTGCGCGAACTCGCGATGCTCAAGACTTGCAACACGGTGGTTCGCAAGAGGATCGTCGCGCTTGTGCTTCGTGCGGAGAAGGATGTCCGTAAGATCTCGGAAGGAGTCGAGTATGTCAGGCGACGCAAGAGCATGGACGATTGAGTTGCCGCTGCCCAAGGTGCAGGGGTCGAACTCCCGGTCGCATTGGGTCGTGCGTTCCCGCACGGCGAAGTCCGACCGCTATGTGGCGTTCGGCATCGCCGGGGGCCGCGTCCCTCGGAAGCCCCTGTCCGATGCCCATGTGCTGATCGATTGGCATTGCCCGACGAAGCGGCTCATCGACTGCGACAACGCCCTGTCCCGGTGCAAGTCGTACCTCGACGGACTCACCGACGCTGGCTGGTGGGAAGATGACAGGGCTATCAGGAAAGTCACCATCGCCGTGCATCCTGCGACCGACCGCGCACGCGGGCTGGTGCGGATCACCGCGATGAATCAAGGCGACCCGCCTCTCTGACGAGGTTCCCCGGCGTGTGCCGACGGAATGCGGCGGGATCAAAGAGCAGCCCGTGCCAATCGGCACGGGCTGTTCCAAGTGAAGAGGCTGTTGCCGGGGCGGATGCTACCGAACGGAGTAGGGGTAGGGGATGATGCTGTCGCGCTCGGCCCACGGGTCAATGGTGCGCGGCAGTCGGCGGATGCCGGGGTCGCAACCGGGGTAGCGCGGCTGGCGCTCCAGCCCCCACGGCGCGACCGGGCTGAAGCCGGGGAGGCGGTCGAACCCGTAGCCGCCGTAGCCGCCGCCGGGGAGCGGCGCAGCGAACCCGCCCTCCCATGCCCAGCCGCCGCCGGGGGTCGGCATGATGAACGAATCGCCCGTCGCCCAGCCGCCACGGGGCAGCGGGATGACGAAGTCGGGCGGGGAGGCGAGCAGCGCGATCAGAATCAGGGTGTGCATCGGAAGTCTCCTACGGTTGTGTGAAGTGTGGTGGTGAAACGAAAGCCCCCCGGCAACGCGCCGGGGGGCGGGGTCAGGGCGGGGTCAGGTCATGCGACCAGTTCCGCCGCCGCGTCGAGCGCGGTCGCGACATCGTCGGCGACCGTGCCGTCCCACGCAGCGTAGGTGCGGACGGCGCTGTCCTTCGTGCGGACGCTCTCCTCGGAGCGGGCGTGCTGGATCCAGTTCGTGATGGCGTTGGCGGCGACCCACAGGTTGGTCCCGTAGTCGCGCTTCTCGGTGTCGAACACGCGAGCGGCGTGCGCCAGCCCAGCCACGGCGCGATCCTTGCGGCGCTGCTCCCAGCCGTCCTTCGGGTTGGCCGGGATCTCCGCGCCCTCGATGCGCTGGATGACATCGACCCACAGGGACTGCACCTTGGCGACGGTGACCGGGGTCGCGGCCATCTTGCGGGCGACCTCGGCCCCCTTCTCGATGGTGTTCTCCCAGTTCTTGATGCACCGCGCCAGTTCCTCGACCCGCGTGTTCAGGTTGAGGGTGTGCCGGAAGGACATCGCGTTCCGGCGAGCGCCCAGCGCCATGTGGAACGTGTTGGAGCAGACCACCCGAATGCCCGTCGGGATCGCCTTCAGCGCCAGCGACCCGTCGTGACCGTTCGCGAGGAACAGGTACGGCACGGTCTCGTCGCCCGCCGCGCCGAACTCGACCGACTTGCCGCGCAGCAGCATCCACACCCGGCGACCGCCCCGGATGGACCCGGCGGTCTCGACCTCGGCGTTCCCGTCGGCGCTCGACCGCAGGGCGTAGGCGAGTTCGGCGAGTTGCTGGTTCTGAAACGGCGTGTAGTCGGGGCCGACCACGCCCAGCACCGACTTGTCATCAGAGCGCACCAGCACCTTGGCGCTGTCGGTCGCGACGCGGTACTCGTCCTGCTCGCCGGGGTTGAAGATCCCGGTGATGCTGTCCGACTCCTCGACCGACCACTCCAGCCCCGCGATCTTCAGCGCGGCGAAGGGGTTCATCGCGCCCTTGACCACCGTCCCCATCCCGTGCCACGCGCCCGTGTCGGCGAGGGCGAGACCGTCGTTCTTCGTGAGTTCGTGCGCCATGTGAGTGTCTCCCAAACTGTGAGCGCCGCAGCGCTCGGGTTCCTCGCGACGCGCACCACGCGGTGCGTGTGTTGAGTTGCAGGAACGATAGCACAAAGTCAGACAGGGCGCAAGCACTTCTTCGGAAGGCTGGAATCGTCACCAACGAAAGCCCCCCCAGCCGAAGCCGGGGGGGAAATTCAGACAGGGCTGTAGGGGTTCTCACCTGTACAGGTGAATCAGTTCCAGCCGGGTCAGCAGATCCTGCATCAGGGACAGGGGCAGCAGGCCGACCCGCTGGGCCTCGGTGACCTTGGACCGGATGCAGTCGGATCGAATGCGGGCCTCGACCGAGCCGAACGCCCCGGCGAAGAGCGCGGCCTCGTACTCGTCGATGGCCTGCGACAGGGCGGCGTGTGTGGGGTGGCTTCGCATGGTCAGTCCCCCTCCCAGCGCTCGCCCGTCCGCGCTTCCCACTCGCCCTTGGCGACGAGGTGGTCCGAGTAGGCGGCGCACGCGGCGGCGCTCTCCCCGTGCAAGCAGCCCCAGTTCTCCTCGATGGTTTCCTGATAGCGGCGCACCGTCGCCAGCCGGGAGCGCAGCCGAGCCGCGTGGAGGCGGCTGGTTGCCTCCGAAAGGCGACGCTTGAGGTTGATCTCCCGGCGGCGCAGGAAGCGCTCGGCGAGCGCCCAGCGGCGCGTCGGCTGGCGGTAGGACCGGGTCCACGCGGTCATGCGGTCGAGGTTCACGGTGTGTCTCCCAAACTGTGGTGCGTTGTGCGTGCCACGGTGGCAAGCCCAAGCCCCCCGGCTCGCGCCGGGAGGCGAGGGCGAGACAGCGTCAGGACGGCGTGCCGTACTCGTCACCCGTGATCGGGCAGCAGTCGGCTGCGCCCAGCGCGTCGTTGGCGCGGCACGCTTCGCAGTAGTGGATGGTGTCTTCGCCCATCACGGCGGGCCTGCCGGGTCCGACGCGGTTGCAGAATTCGCACACGCTCTCGCCGTCGGCGGTCTCCAGCCCTCGGCTGGTCACGGCGACGGGCTGGTTGCGCTTGATGAACCCGTCGTAGATCGAGCGCGGCACGGGGAGACCGCGAGCGGCGGCGATGCCGTCGAGCATGGCCTCGATGTGGCGCAGGATGTCGCCAGCGGGACGGTAGCCTGTCACGGCGACGGGACCGCTCGCGTAGTCGCGCTGGAGCGCCCAGCGCACGCGATGGTTGGTGCGGATCTGCGCGACGATGTACTCGCCCTTGGACTTCTCGACAATCTCCAACGCGAAGTTCAGGCGACGGACGGCGTGCTTCAGGCTGGCGGTGGTGGTGCGGTTCATGGTGTCTCTCCTGTGGTGTGGTGTGGTGCGAGTAGTCAGGCGGTGTGGCTGGCGAAGAGCGAATAGACCGCGATCTCGCGGTAGTTCGCGAGCGGGGGCTGCTCAAAGAGGCGAGCGGTGGTGTACGAGTTGTTGATGCTGCGGAGCAGAGCGCAGATCTCGTCGGCGGCATCGCCCTCGGTCACGGCGCGAAGGGTGCGAGTGCCGATGTGCGAGTTGTTGCTGTCGTACAGTTCGACGAAGTACTGCATTGTGGTGTCTCCCAAACTGGTGTCTCCGAACGGCTGGCGGCACGCGCCGACAGCGAAAGCCCGTGCGTCGCCTTTCGGCGGCGCAGGGCTGGGGGTCAGTAGCCGCGCAGCGAGCGCTCCACGGCATCGTGCTTCGGGGTCGGGATGTTGAAGGCATCGCGGGGGTGCTTCGCCAAGCCGCGCTGGTTCTCCCACAGGCGCTGGCGGATGAGGCGCTCGCGGTTGGCGAGTTCGACGGCGGCGGCGTGCAGCGCCTCGTAGCGCTCGCCCGACAGGCGCGACGCAAGCCGCAGCAGCGTGTTGATGCGCCCGGTGTCGGTGACCGCCTCGGTGTCCTTCGTCATGGTCTCCACGACGATGGTGAAGAGGATGCCAGCGTCCTGTCGCGCTGCCCAGCCCTCGGTGTTCGCGAAGCGCTCGGCGACGGTGGTGGTGTCGGTGGTGATCATGGTGGTCTCCATGTGTGGTGGTGTGGTGTGTGTGATCAGACGGTTGCGTGACGGGTGCGCCAGCGCTGGAGGATCTCGATCTCTTCGACGATGAAGTAGCCCATCGCGTTGAACGCCTCGGTCAGGCGCTCGTCGCGGACCTCCAGCATCGCGCCCTCAAACTGGTGCTGCACAACCCAGCAGTAGCGACCGCCGCGCGGGTCGATCAGGCGGGACGTTGCGACGCACGGGTAGTCGCGGTTGTCGATGCGGATGGTCGCGTGCGACTCTTTCGCCGAGGCGTGGCGGATGTTCGTGATGGTGAATCGAGGCATCGGTGTCTCTCCGTGTGTGATGGTGTGGTGTGTGATCAACGGTGCGCGTCGCAGCGCTTGTAGAAGTCTTCGCTCCATGCGTCAGAGATCGCGTTCACGCCGAAGTCGGAGACCGACTCCTCGGGCGAGCAGTTGCAGGCGCTCGGGAACATGAACGTGACCCAGCGCCCGTCGCTCTTGCCATCAGGACCGACGATGCTGAAGGTCGCGATCTCGATCTCGTAGACGGCGCGGATGATCTCGATCACGCGCTTCGTGCGCGGCGTGCAGATGCCCTCGCACTCCTCGTCTTGGATCGTGAAGGTGAAGCCGCGCTTGGTGTGCCAACGCACGAAGTCCGCGATGGCGCACAGCGGGTCGCGTGCGATGCGGTTGCAGCGAGCAGTCTTGCGGATCTCGTAGTCGGTCTCGGTGGTCATCGGTGTCTCTCCGTCAGGGTTGCGTCGCGCTGTGGGAACACTCCCACAACGCACCACAAGAGTACCACACAGGGCAGGATGGGCAAGTGGGGTAAATCAGGCTGGAATCGCTGACTTTCGCAGCCGCGTGTGGTAACCAGCCCAGCATGACCCCGCAGCCCAGCCCAGCACCGAAGAGGCGTGGACCCGGCAGACCGCCCAAGAGCGCGGCAGGGGATATTGCAGCCGCTAAAGAAGCGTTCCTCGCTGCGCTGCCCGAGCATGGCTGGGCGCGTGCGTGCGACATCGCTGGCGTTGCGACATCGCAGCCGTCGCGCTGGCGCAAGGATCCCGAGTTCCATGCGCGGCTTGAGGCGCTCGACTGTGAGATCGGCGACCAGTTGGAGCAGATCGCCGACGAAGCGATCAAGGGGCAGCGGCAGATGGACCGCAGCGCTGCGACGCTGCTGATCTTCCGGCTCAAGGCGCTGCGACCGCGCAAGTACCGCGAGCGCACGACCATCGAACACACGGGCGCGGACGGCGGCGCGATCAAGATCGAGAACGGCGACGCGAGCGCTGGCGCACGGATGCTGCGCGAGTGGGGAGCGCGGATCGGTGTCGAGCGAAACTGATCGCATCATCGCGCTGCGCGAGCGCGTGCTGCGTGCGAACCCGACAGAGCAAGCGCATCTTCGTGCAGCGCTGCGTGAAGACTTCGCAGCGTGGTGTGAATGCTGCGCGTGGACGTACCGCGTGAAGGAGATCGATGCGACCGGACGCGAGCGCCCGGTCACCACACCGCACACACCGTTCATCCTGTGGGACTGCCAGCGCGACGCGGCGAGCGAGATCGTCGCTGCTGTGCGTGATGGTCGTGACGTTGTGGTGCGGAAGACCCGCGACATGGGAGCGTCGTGGCTGCTGTGCGCCGTCGCCGTGTGGGGCTGGATGTTCCACGGCTGGCAGTCGCTGCTCGTCAGTCGCGTCGAAGACCTCGTTGACCGGACGGGCGACCCCGACTCGCTGTTCTGGAAGGTGGACTACCTCGTCGCTGGTCAGCCCGAGTGGCTGCTTCCGGCGAAGCCCGAGCGCTTCGCCAAGGGCGGCGAGTGGCGGCAGCACATGATGCTGCGTCACCCGGACAGCGGCGCGACCATCGCGGGACAGGCAAGCACCGAACACATCGGGCGCGGCGGTCGCC